GAAAGGAAGCAAAAGAAAAGTTATTAAGACTTAATTCTACATTTGGAAAACTCACAAAAGAAAGCGTATTGGAGTTTGCAGAAGATATTGATTTGAACTTTGACGAAATAGCACTACCCGATACAACAATTGATTTTACAGACGCAGAAGAACCGCAGGAAACAGAAGGCGATGATGACACACCCGAAGTTGACGAAAAAAGCGAGCCTGTTTCAAAGCGTGGCGAAATGTACGAACTTGGCAATTCAATTTTAATGTGTGGCGATAGTACAAACGCAGAAGATGTTGCAAGGCTTATGGGCGGAGATAAAGCCGATATGGTATTTACCGACCCGCCTTATGGTGTAGATTATAAAGGCATAAATAATGATGATAGGGGGGGGCTAGAAGAATTGCTTGATAATGCGTTTAAAAATATGATGAACAATTCTAAAAAAGGCGTTTCTTTTTATTGCTTTCATTCTGATAAATGTGCCGATATTTTTCACAAAATTTATCGCAAATACTGTCATTTTAGTTCAATGATTATTTGGAAAAAACAGAGCCTTGTATTATCGCAGACAGATTTTCAATCAATACACGAACCTTGCCTTTATGGTTGGTTCAATAATGGCGAACACAAGTTTTATGCAGACAGAAAACAAACAAGCGTTTGGGAATATGAAAGAAAGTCGGTTGAAGGACATACCACACCAAAGCCCGTAGAACTAATAATTCACGCATTGGACTGTTCTTCAAAAACTGACGATATTGTTATAGATTTATTTGGCGGTAGTGGTTCAACATTGATTGCTTGTGAAAAGACAAACAGAAAGTGTAGAATTATGGAACTTGATGAAAGATATTGTGATGTTATCCGCAGAAGATACACAAAATGGGCAAAGGAAAACGGAAAGCCGATAACAAGCGGTTGTTTAGAGTAGCAAGAGGTTTGCAAGAATGAATGATGAAAACTTGAAGCCTTGCACTAAAGAAAACGCAAGGGAAAGACAATTAAAATCCGCAGAAAAAAGAAAAGAGAATAACGCAAAGAAAAAACTTATGTCGCAGATTTACGCAGAGTTTCTTGAAAAAGAATACAACGTAAGGCAGGGCGATAAAGAAAGAAAATTGACAGGTGCAGAGCTTGTCAATGAATGTATGAAAAAGATTATTGCTAGGGGCGATAGTGCTTCCGTATCTCTTATGAAAGAAGTAAGGGAAGGAACGGAAGGAACTAAAATGCAGTTATCGGGAAGTATAAATACTTCTTTACAGACAACCGAAGAAATGAAAGCAGAATTTAAAGAACTTATGGGAATTAAAGATTGATAGAGCCGATAATACCACAGATAACAGAAAAGCAATTTGACGCATTATCAGACGAAAAGAAAGCTGATTATCTGCGATTGTACAGAAATCAAGTTATTCCCTGCCTTGAAGTTTTCAGAAAACCTGCACCATATAAAATAACTTTTGGCGGTCGTGGTTCGGGTAAATCTTGGAGTATAGCAAGTCTTTTAATGCAACAGTTATCAGCAGAAAAACACAATCTTGTTTGTTGCCGAGAAATACAAAAATCCCTTGATGATTCAGTTTATAAACTATGCGTTGAAACAATAAAGCGTTTGAAGTTAGGCGGTTGGAATGTTCTGCGGGATGTTCTGGAAAACGAAAACGGAAGCAGGGTTATATTTCGGGGCTTAAAAGATTTACGGGCGGGAAATGCTATCAAATCGCTAGAAGGATATGACAGAGCGTGGATAGAAGAAGCACAAAGCGTGTCGGCAGAAAGTCTGCAAATGCTTATTCCGACTATCCGAATGAACGGGTCGGAAATATGGGCAAGTTATAACCCGAACACAGAAGAAGATGCCATTGAAAGTTTGAAACTGCGGGAAGGTGCGGTTGTAGTAAAATGTAATTGGAATGACAATCCGTGGTTTACTGAAAAACTAGCAAAGGACAGGGAAGCCGATTATAAGTTCAATCCAGATATGGCAAGGCATATTTGGGAAGGTGAATATCTAGCACAAGCCGATAATGCCGTTATGTCAAGAATAGCCGTACACGAAGCAATGGAAAGGGAAGTTGACGAAACAGGCGATTATCAAATTGCGGTAGATGTTGCCCGTTATGGTTCAGATAGTTCAATAATTTCAATGCGTAAAGGCTTGAAGCTTAAAGAACTTAAAGAATATAAAAATATGTCATTGGTTGAATTATGCGGACATATTGAAGTTATGGCGGGCAATAATCACAATATGACAATAAAGGTTGATGAAACAGGTGTCGGGGGCGGTGTTGTAGACATTCTGCAATCTAGGGGTTATAAAAACGTTATAGGAATAAACTTCGGAAGCAAACCGCAGGACACAGACAAGTTCGCAGATTTACCAAGTGAAATGTGGTGTACTTTTCCAATATCTGATGTATCATTATTAAATGATTCGGGACTATTCCACGAATTGACCGATAGAAGATTTTCATACGACCACAAAGCAAGGCGGGCGGTTGAAAGTAAAGACAGTTACAAATCAAGGAACAACGGGAAATCACCCGACAAGGCGGATTCGGTTTTAATGCTCTTTTATGAGCCTAAAATAAATAGACCAATGTTATTCTAAAGGGGGATAAAATGAAAAAGATTAGAAAGGAAGGTGAAAACCTTGAAGAAATGTTGAAAGAATTGAAGATTGGCGATTGTCCTATTCTGGATTCTGCAACAGGTTACGAGATTGTAAAAGTTCCAAACGGATATATTTATAAGAATGAATATATCGGAATGGTTTTTGTTCCAGAGAATGTTGAAGCAGTAGGAAGCATCAAAAATTCTATTGCTAAAACAGAGCCAAAAAAGACAGTTACAAAATGAATGAAGCCCAGAAATTAAAACGTAATTTCAGAAATTCCAAAGCTTTCAAAGACCATAAAAAAAAGAAGTTTAAGGAATGCGGGGGGATAGACAAAATCACCCTGCATAAACTTCGCAAAGGTTGGAACTTCCATCACGAAGATTTGCGGGAAGAAAATTATGAAAAACTCAATGATAATTTTTTATGTTGTAATAATCTTACTCATAAATTCATTCATTGGTGCTATGGGTATTATCAAAAAGACCCTGCAATCATTGACAGGATAAAAGCAGAAATGGAAAGAATGAAAGAAATCAATAAAGCAGAATTACAGTAAAGATTTTTGACAAGTATTTCTTTTTGGTTTATATTAAAATTAAAATTAAACTAAAAGGAAGTACCTTTATGAATCCGATTGAAAGTATCAAGACGATGATTAGAAAGACTTGGTCAAAAGCACCTTCAATGGCAAGCCGAGATTTATTGTCTTTATATCACACAAACCCTAGATTAGACGGGGTGCGGGTAATTGCAAATAAATGTGCAAGTACAGAACTTTATCTTTATAAAAAATCAGATTACAGACAGAACAAGAATAAAGCAACAATTATTGAAAATCACGATATTTATAATTTACTCGAAAACCCTTGCCCCGCTGATAGAGAATTGACAGGGTGGACTATCCGCTATTTTGTTTTTGCCTGCTATGCTTTAGTTGGTGAAGCTTTTCTTTTGAAAGTTCGTGATAAAAGAAATAAGGTAATTGCATTACAACCCGTTGCCCCTTCTTGGGTAGTTCAGCAACCGACAGTCAATCAAAAGTATTGGCAGATTTATCCTTTCGGAACTGCGGGGGGAAATTCAATTATTGTTCCTGTTGAAGATGTTATCAGCTTTAAGGATATTGACTTAAACGACCCTTATGGAAGGGGCAGGGGAACAAGTGAAGCAATAGGCGATGAAATACAATCGGATGAATATGCAAGCAAATATGCAAAAAACCTTTTCTTCAATGATGCAACACCATCTGCAATAATCTATGCACCAGAAGGCAACAAGGAAACTGCGGACCAGATAAAACAGACTTGGTTGCAGAAAATGGCAGGATTCCACCACGCAAAAGAGCCGATGGTTTTAACGGGCAAAGATAGCAAGTTTGAAAAGATTTCACAAAGCCCGACAGAATTGGATTTTGTAGAAAGCCGAAGATTCCTGCGGGATAATGCAAACGAACACTTCCACATTCCACCAGAGATTATGGGTATTTTGCAGAACTCAAACAGAAGCACAATTGATAGTGCAGAATATCTTTTGAATAAAAATGTTCTTGCAGATTATCTTAGAATGTTTGAACGTGTTATCAATTCGCAGTTATTGTGGGAAGATTACGACAAAGAAAAAAACTTTATCCTGCATCACGAAAACAATATTTCAGAAGATATTGCACAGAAATTGCAGATTGCAAACGATGGACTTTCTAGGGGTGTTCTTACTGTAAACGATTGGCGAATTGCTATGGGTTATGAGAAAGACGAAAAGGGCGGTGATGTTTATCTGCGGGGTTTCGGTCAAGTCGAAGTTCCTTTTAATTCAGAGCCGATTGAACTTCCAGAAGCACCAACAGAACAGATTGAATTGCCCGAAGTAAATAATAACGAAGGCGAAAAGGAATTGACGGAAGAAGAATTCAAAAGCCTTCAATCTGCTTATGAAAAAAAATACAAGGTTTTGGAATCTGCGGAAGATAAAGAAAGACGTAGCAAGATCTGGAAAGTATTTGATGCAAGGGCAACAAGCATTGAAGCACCTTTTTATAAATCAATGCAGAAAGCATTCACAAAACAGAATGAACTTGTAAACGCAGAAATTAAAAAGGCTTGTGAAAATAACAAGGATGTAGGAACTGCAATCGAAAATCTGTTTGATAATAAAATGAATGAAGCCTTGAAGCATACATTGGCAGGGGCTTTTATAAATGGTTTGACAGTAGGTGCAGAACACGGAAACGAATTATTAAATAAAAAAGGTATAAAAGAAATCAGCGACAATGTAAGACGGGCTTTTTCTTTATGGGTAGATAACTATGGACTTGAATTATGCAAGGACATAAACAATACAACAAAGAAAAAACTTCGCAAGGCACTTTCTGAAAGTATCACCGAAGGGGAAGATTTAAGAAATCAAGTAAAGAAGCTGATTGAAGTTGCAGATGGTTTATTTGATGATGATAAAAAAGTAAGGGCAACACTTATTGCAAGAACTGAATCTTGCACAACAATGAATGCGGGAAGTAATGAACTTTATAAAGCCGAAGGGATAAATTATAAAGAATGGATTTCCGTGCAGGATGATAGAACAAGAGATAGTCATTTAATTATGGATGGCACTGTAATTCCTATTACAGACAAATTTGAAGTTCCTGCTATGGATAATGTAGACGGGGCATATATGGAATATGCGGGCGACCCGTCAGCACCTGCGGGGCAGGTTTGCAACTGCCGATGTACTATTGCACCATTTGTTATGATGTAAATTAAATTAAAAGGAGAATAGAATTATGAAACTTGAAAAAGGACAGTTGAATAAAAAAGACGTTTCTATCATTACCGAAGATTTAGGGGATAGAAGCGTTCAGTTTACAATTTCAAAAGAAGTTGTTGATAGGGATGGCGATATTCTGCGGGCAAGCGGTGTTGATTTTACAAACTATATGAAGAATCCCGTGTTCTTGTCATTCCACAATTCAAGAGAATTTCCGCTTGGAAAAGTTACTAAGTTTTGGGTAGAAGGAAATGCAGTTAAAGCAATCGTGTATTTTCCACCGATTGAAGAACTTTCTACAAATCCAGAGCAGGCAAGCGAAAAAGCAAAACTTGTTGATTTTACTTATCATTGTTATAAAACAGGAATGCTTAATGCGGTTTCTGTTGGTTTTATTCCGCTTGAATGGGTAGAAAATGAAAATGGTTTTGACATTCAGAAATGGGAACTTTTGGAATTTTCTGCGGTTGCAGTTCCTGCAAATCAAGATGCTATTGCAGAAGCGGTAAAAAGTTTCGGAAAGGATTTTGCAAAAGATTTTGTTTCGGAAGAAAAAAGCGGAAGAAAGATTTCTGCACAGACAAGGGAAATTCTAAACAAGATTAAAGCCTGCGGTGATGAATTGGAAAAGTGTCAAAAGACAATTAAAGCCTGCGGGGAAGAATTAAGAAAAGCACTTGCAGAACTTGATGATGATAAACCCGAAGAAGAAAATCCCGATGAAGAAAAGCAGTTTATCGAATTACCCGACACCAAAATTGAATTGCCGAACTTGTAAGGATTTTTGACAAGTTGAAAATACTTGTGTTATACTACGGAAAAGGAGATAAAAGAAATGAGTAAAAGAACTTATGAACTTATCGTAACAATCAGCGGTGCAGTTTCTGCAATCGCTATTGGTCTTGTAACTTATTTCAAGCCACAGTATGCAACCGCAATCAATTCTTCAATCGAAATTGCAGAATCGGCACTTGTTGCAATCTGCGGAAACTTCGCTATTAATGGCGGACTTGAAAAGAAGTAAAAAAAGCCCCGTCATAATAGGCGGGGTTATTTTGTACATTATCGGCTAAAGTATAGTCGTAAAAAAATTACGGAAGAAACGTAAATATAAAATCTTAAAGGAGATTAAAATTATGGCAATGGAAATGTCAGAACTTGAACGTATCATTGACGAGCGTTCAGCAAAGCAGATTGCAGATAAAACAGAAGCAATCAAAAAGGAAATGGGTGCAGGTGTAACACAGGCACAGATTGACGAAGCAGTTAAAAAGGCAGTTGCCGAAGTTTCTGCAAAGGCAGAAAATGACAAGGCAGAGAATGTGAAATACCTTGAAGCTTTCAAAGAAGCAGTTGGAAAAGACAATTCCATCAAGGCAAAGGAAACACCTGTTACAATCGTAAATCAGATGATTGCATCGGCAGTTTCTGCAATGGGTCATAAAGACGCACACAATATCACACAGGTAAGTCCAGAAGAAGTTCTTGCACAGGCAAAGAAAGACTTCCCTTATTCAAAAGCACTTCACAATGTTCTTGAAGCACGTTGCAAGACAATGACCGCAGGAACACCAAGCGAAGGCGGTTTCACAGTTCCACTTGCATTCAGCGGTGAATACATTGATGCACTTGTTGCAAATACATTGATTGACAAGTTGAATATCCGCAGAGTTCCACTTGTACACGGAAATCTTTCAATTCCAAGAATGGATACAACATCCGCTATTTCTTGGGGCGGTGAAGAAACAGTGGGCGGAATTACAGAGCCAACATTTGGCGAAGTAAATATGCGTGCAAAGAAGCTTTTTGCAAAAACTGCAATGTCAAATACTCTTATCCGTGAAAGCGGTGTAAACATTGAAGGTTGGGTTGCAGAAGATTTGATGCGAAAAGCCCGCATTGCCCTTGACGATGCACTTCTCAATGGTACAGGTTCACAGTATCAGCCACTTGGACTTGCAAACAATCCAAACGTTCAGACAAGCGGAAGTTCTTCAACTGCATTCGGCTTGACTACACCAAACGATATGGTTGCCCTTCTTGAACAGGCAAATGTTCGTATGGAGAACGTTCATTGGTTGCTTAACCCTATGGGTGAATCTTGGATTCGCAACAAGGCATTCTCATCTGGTCCATTCGCTTGGTCTGATGAAATGTCAAGAACAGGTCGCCTTCGTGGTTATGATTTCCACAGTTCTTCAACTGTTAAGTATGTTGATACTACAACAGATTATGCTGATTTCTGGCTTGGTGATTTTGCAGAAATGATGTTTGGAATTTCAAAGGATATTTCTATCGAAGTATCTCGTGAAGGAACATTCACAAACAACGGAAATGTAATTTCTGCATTCGACAAGGATTTGACACTTATCCGCCTTATCGCAGAAGTTGATTTTGCTTGCCGTCAGCCAAAAGCATTTGTACACGGTACATATTCTGTACAGTAAAAAACGGGGTAGGGCGGGAAATTCCCGTCTTGCCTTTTAATCTTGATTAAAGGAGATAAAGAAAATGACACGTTCAAGCATTTTGGAACAGATTAAAATTGTTGCAGACGCAAAAACTGCATTCGCTAAAGGCGGTGCAAATAATATCGTAATCGAAGCCGATGGAGCAGGAAAGCTTCAGACTTGCGACACATCAAGCGGAACTTACGAAGATTACGCAACACTTGCAGACGGAACAAACAACGTTGAAATTGCAGGTGCAAAGGCTTATCTCAAAGTTATCACTTCAACAAGTGCAGTTGCAGTTCTTGGCGATTTCGGTGTAAATCCACAGGCATAAATAAAAGGCGGTTAGAATTATGTTATGTACTTTAAATGATGTAAAAACAATGCTTAATATTCCCCTTGATGATACAACGAAGGATGCAAAACTTAATTTAATGATTAAGCAGTTTTCTTCATTGATTGAAGGGTTTATCGGCTATAAATTAGCAAGGGCAGAATACACAGAAGAAGTGCAGGCAGAAAATAACCGCCAATTATTGCAATTAAATCACTTCCCGTTGCAGAGCGTTTCTAGCGTTACTGTTGGCGGTGAAGCGATTGAAGATTGGAAATTGTTTCCCGTTTATGCAAGATGGGGAAGATTATATCGTGGACTTGGTTGGGGCAATAAAGCTTATACAAGGGGATTTACTCACGATATTGTTGGCGGTGTTTGGGATGTAAAAGTTTCTTACATTGCGGGTTATTATCTGCCCGATGATAAAGGTTATGTTGAAGGGGCAGAAAATAGCTTGCCTTATGACATTTATTCTTGTTGTCTTAATTGCGTTGTAGAAAAATACAATCTGGATGCAAACGGGGCAATAGGATTAAAGGCACATTCAGAAGGTCATATTTCAGATACTTATTCGGATGAAGCAAACAACGCAGGACTTTCTGAAAGTGCAAAACAACTTTTAGCAAAGTATATTTATTACGGGGTTGCATAATGGTTAGATTTCATAATGCAGTAGTTACAATTCTAACTGAAAGCAACACGATAGATGATGCGGGCGATTATATCGCAGAATGGACACAGTCAGAAGTTATTGAAGGCGATGTTCAACCGCATATATTGACAGAAGATGAAGTCAAGGCTTTCGGTATTTCTACATTAAAAGGAAATACACGATTATTTTTATATAATGGTTTCCACGAAAATATTAAAGCGGGAAATCGTGCAAGCGTGCTTTCTAGTTTTACGGGCAAAACGGAATTGTTTAATATAATGCCGATAAATGCTTGGAGTAAGCACGGGGAATGTTTATTGATTCCCGTAGAGAATGAAGAAGCAACACCAGATCCAGAGCCGACAAATGGCGAAGGGGAAAAAGGAAATGGCGAAGGGGTTTGATGCACAATTACTAGCGTTTCAAAAGGCTTTAGAGAAGCAGGCAAAGCAAGCCGAAGCGGATTCAAAAAAGTTTGTAACAATGAGTTGTGCAGAAGTTGAAAGAACTGCCAAAACTATAATGCGGGATTCACCGACAAACCCCGATGTTAGTTATGGCAAGAAAGGGCATCACCCTTCTTATGCAGGAAATCCGCCTGCACCCGATACGGGAACTTTAATGCGAAGTATAACGCACGAAGTCAGCGTAAAGGGGAATGAAGTTGTCGGGGAAGTTGGAAGCATAATAAATAATTCTGATTATCCTAGATTTTTGGAATATGGCACTAGTAAGATGAAGCCCCGCCCGTGGTTATCGGCAAGCCTTATCAAGTGTCAAAGTTGGATGGCTAATTTGTGGAAGGAGATTTTTAGATGAACTTAAAAAAATATTATATGACTTTACTTTCCGCAAGTTCAGAACTGATTGCATTGATAGGCGAAAACAGAATTGTTTCAGCTTATCCGCAGGAAGTAAAAAACTTTCCTTTAGTAATTTTTGAAGATGTGAATTCAAGCGATGTTGCATTTTCGGATAATTTACCAGAAGGAACATCGGCACAAGTTAGAATTCATATTTTCAGTAAAACAATAAAAAACTATCCGAAGGCGGAAGCAATAGCGGATGTTATACGTTCTATTTTCAGAAATGATTATTGGACTATGACGGGAAATAATGAAACACCAGATGTTGAAGATAATATTAAACATAGGGTAATGGATTTTAGAAGGGAATTTTATTCCTTATAAAATATAACGTTATAATTTAAGGAGATTAAAATTATGGCAAATGAAGCACCAAGAATTGGTCTTGACGAAGTGCATATTGCTAAAGTTCTTAGCGATGATGCAAACGGAATTGTTTACGATACACCTATTGCCCTTAAAGGTGCAGTAAATGCAACCGTAAACCCTAACAGTGATGTTGCCACAGATTATGGCGATAACGGAGTTTTCTTCGTTACAAATAACCGTGGTAATACTGAAATGAATCTTGAACTGATTGATGTTGACCCGTCAGTTCTTGCACAGATGCTCGGACAGGCAAAAGTCAACGGAGTTACAATCGAAACCCCACTCGACCAGAGTCCATATTTTGCGGTTGGATTCCGTGTATGGATTGCAGGCGAAAAGGATGGACAAAAACGCTATCAGTATTTCTGGTATGCAAAGGGAAAATTCTCTGTTCCAGAAACAGGCGGAAGTACAAAGACTGAATCTATTGAATTCGGTCATATTAATCTTACTGCACAGTTTGCACAGACAATCGCAAATGGTGTTATTTGTTCACACGCAAGAAGCGATGATGATGAAACATCTGCAAGCGTAATTACAAATTGGTTTTCTGCACCTGTTACTTCGGTAACTGCCGATTTGACTGCATTGACTGTAACTGCAACACTTTCTGGCGGAAAGGTAACATTCGCAGGAACAAAGGCAAGCAGTGAAGATTTCGTATTTGTTGCAGGCTCGATTGTAAACGGACAGACAATCGGCGTACTTGATGGAAATAGTGCATTAATGGCAGGTTCTTATTCTGTAAATGGTGATGAAATTGTATTCACACCAAGCGGAGCAGGAACACCAACAACTGCATTTGTAACAAGCGGATTGAAGGACAATAGCGGAGTAGGTGCAACACCTATGATTGATTCTAGTCTTTAATTTGCAAGTTTGCGTTTTATCCCTAGTTGGTGTATACTTGCGATATACCCGCTAGGGATATTTTTTTAGAAAAGGAGAAAAAACAAAATGGGAAAAGAACTCGAAAAAGTAAGGGGCGAAAAAGTAACAATGTTGATTCACGGCAAGGAACGTGAAATCAAGTTCGGTTTTTCAGCGTGGGCAATTCTGGAAGAAGAATACAACGGATTGAAAAACCTTGCAAAATTGCAGAAGGAAGTTGAAGAACGACCATTCAAAACACTTCCGCATTTGCTTTATATCGGCTTGGTTGATAAAGAAGGTGTTACAGAAGCAAACATTCTTGAAGAATACGGGCTGAATGACATAGAAATGATTTCTGATGTTTTTAATCGTGCAATTTATGGTTCATTGCCTGTTGACGAAAAAAAAGCGGTGAAGGAAGCGAAGAAATAAACGAATTCCCTTATGCCTATTTAATCACAGAATGTCTTTTAATGGGCATAAGTGAAGAAACCTTTTGGGAATCCACACCGAAAAAAATAATGGCTTTAATAGACCAAAAGAATAAAATTGAAATGGCAAGAGTAAAAAATCAAGCGGTTTATATTGCTTGTATGGTTTGGGGAAAAGACCCAGATCAAGTTGAAGAAGCGGGCGGACCTGTTGCGGGTCGTGATGTTCCGATTTCGGAAGGTGCATTAAAAGGCTTGATGTTATAGGAGTTTGAAAAATGGCAGATTACAACATTAGTGCAGAAATAACCGCAGATGCAAGCGGATTTGAAAGCGGAATTAAAAAAGCACAGAAAGCAAGTAAAAATCTGTCAAAATCCGTTTCTGGAGTAATACAGGGACTAGGAAAAAGCGGGCTTGTTGGTGCATTGGGTGCGGTTGGCTTGGCAACGGGTGGTGTTGTTACTGTATTAAATGCAGTCACAAAAGTTGCAAAGAAAGTTGCACAGACAATTGACGAATGTTCACAAGCTTATAGAGTACAATATCAAGCCGAAGTTGCACTTGCAACGGCAGTAAACAACAATCCTTATGTTGACGGAACTGCAACAAAAAGATTAAAAGAATTTGCAAGTGAAATGCAAAAAGTTTCGGATGTGGGCGATGAACAAATGTTGCCAATGATGGCAGATTTGATTGCTAAAGGTCGCACCGAAGAAGAAACTATGCAGATAATGAAAGTTGCACTTGATATGTCTGCGGGCGGTGCAATGTCGCTTGAAACTGCAATAACACAATTAAATGCAACATTGAACGGCAACGTTGGTCGATTAGGTCAGCAGAACGCAGAATTAAAAGACTTGACCGAAGAAGAACTTAAACAGGGAAAAGCGGTTGAAATACTTGGTGAGAAATACAAGGGACTTTCAAAGGCAACTGCGGACAGTCAGAAACAATTAAAAAATGCCGTTGGTGATTTAAAAGAAAATATGGGGCAGATATTTGAACAGGCACTTGCCCCTATGCGTAATTTTTTTACGGAAGTTATAACAAATCTTAATAACTCAATCACAAAAAGCCGTGAACTGAAAAGTTCAATGAAAGAAGTTTTTGGCGATGAAGGTGATGTCAATTTGGGTGCTTCTACTGATGCACTTAATACGGCATTTACTGAAATATTACATAAACAACAGGAAGTTTCAAAAAATTACAGGCAATATATTCAGTTGTACGGAAAATATATTGATGTATCGACAGATGAAACTGCACTTTCTTATCAGAGCCAGATTACAACACTTGAAAATCAATTAAAGGAAATTTCAGAAGAACTTAATAAAAGACGCAGGGAAAGCGAAGAAGAAAAGAAAAGGTTAGCACAGGCACGGGCAGACGAAGAAGCCGAAAAAGAACTTGAAAAGCAGAAGGAATTAAGGGCAAAAGAACTTGTGCTTGAAAATGAATGGGCGGACAAGCTTTTTGCAATCCGTCTTGAAAACCTTGAAAGAGCAAGAGACAAAGAACTTGAAAACGAAAACTTGACGCAGGAAGAACGGGATGCCATAGTTGATTTCTATGGTGAACAGATTCTTGCAATGAAAATAAAACAGTTAGAAAAGGAACGTGAAGAAGCACTTAAACAGGAAAACTTAACCGAAGAAGCAAAACGTTCAATCAATCTTTATTATGAAAACAGAATAACAAACGCAAAAAAAGACGAAGAAGAAAAGCGTTTGAAATTAAAGAAAAAGGAAGTCAAGGAAGAAAAGAAAGAAGAAAAAAGCAAATATGAAATTATGCTTGAATACGCAAAACAGTACGCAAAACAGGTTGCAAGCGTATTCAAAAACATCGTTTCAAATGTTAAAAATATTTTCTCAAAAGCAGGAAATATTTTTATGAAAATAATTGAATTCAATCCCGATGAAGCGTTGGACAACTTGTTAAAATTTGAAGATGCGATTTTAACATTCTTTGTTGAAACCCTTCCGAAGTTGCCTGCGTTCTTTAAGTCGGCAATGCAGTCAATTATTGTTTTAATTGATACAGTATTAAATCTTCTTGATTTTGATGTAATAACAGAAACCTTATCTAATATTTTACAGTCAATAATAACTGCCGTTTCAAATTGGGTTGGATCTGGCGGTTGGAAAAAACTGTTAGATGCTTTCTTTAAATTACAACAAATGATTGAAAACGTTATTGCAGATAATCTGCCCGCAATCGTTGACACTATTGTGGCGATGTTACCAGATTTAATTGATATGCTGATTGCGTCTATTGTTTCAGCAAGTAAGACCCTTGCGAGAATAGCAAAGCCGATTATTAAACTTGTTATAGAATTGATGAAAGCGATTATTGAAGTAATAACAAGCGATGAAGTAATGGAAGCGGGGCTTGACGCAATGATGGCTTTAACCGAAGCGATTTTTGACGATTTATTACCTGCCATAATTAAGCTTATTCCGAATTTAATTGTGAAGGTAATTGCACAGGTCATTAAAAACTTGCCGAAGATTGTAAAATCAATTATTCAAGGTTTAATAAAATCTTTTGCAACTCTGAATTGGGTACAGATTGTTGCCGATTGTTTTATGGGATTTATAGACGCCTTCAAAGACCTTTTTGGAATCCATTCACCTTCAACACTTTTTGAAAGTTTCGGTGAATATATGATTGAAGGCTTGATTCTTGGAATTCAAGGAATGGCAGATGCCCTTAATTCTGTATTGCAACCGATTTATAATTTAGTTGTAAATATTTTTGGGCAGATAGGAAATATAATTACTTCATCAATCTCTGTTTCATTCAGCGGGTTAACAAGTCTGTTAGGCGGTATTAATAGCGGAATTGCACAAATAACAAATAGTGTTGCAAATCTTATTAATTCCCTAGCAAATCTTATCAGTACTGCAAATCAAGCGGTTTCCGCATTAAACCCGCTTTCGGGTGGTTCAAGTGGTGGGGGTGGTAATACTGCGGTTCGAGTTGCAACCGCCATTGCAACGGGCGGACTTTCTGAACTTCCGCATTTATTTGGTTTTGCAAACGGTTCTCAAAATGTTTCTAAAGGACTCTCTCTAGTTGGTGAAGCAGGTCCAGAACTTGTAAAATTCAATGGCGGTGAACAGGTATTGAACAACCGAAACACAAATAAAGCACTTGAAAATATGGGCGGAAAGACTAATAATTTCAATGTAACTTTCAACAACTTACAAGATACAACCGCATTTAATATGATGCAACAATTAAAAGCGTATAATCGACAGATGGCTATAAACGGCATTATTTAAGGGAGAAAAGGAAAATGCAGAAATTAATTTGGAAAAATGCTTTAGGCGATGAAATTGATTTGACAAGTGGTAATTATGGAATTACCGAATGGGAAGGTTTTTCCAATGCTTCGCTTAATATTCAGAGCCAGCAAGTGCCATTTCAAGATGGCGGTGTTTTTCTTGATGCCTTAATTGAACAAAGAGAATTGAGCGTTACCCTTGCAATGCAGGACAACAACAATCTTGAAGAACGTTATAAAATGCGAAGAGAACTTATTCACAGTTTGAATCCAAAATTGGGTGAAGGTTATCTGATTTATACAAATGATTTTATCAGCAAGAGAATTAAATGCGTTGCACAGATTCCATTATTTGAAACTCATAATTCAAATGATAGCGGAACACCGAAGGCTTCTTTGGCTTGGACTGCCTGCGAACCATATTGGGAAGATGTAGAAGAAACAACAGTTGTAGTAAATGCGGAAGAAATAAATAACATAAAGAATAATGGTGATGTTCCTTGCAAACTCGATATAGATTTATATAACATTGGATCAGAAAATATATCGGTTGAAAATATTACAGAAAATAAAAGCGTTTTAGTTACAGGTTTACACGATAAAATCGTAAATATAAATACAGGCTTTGGAAAGAAAATTGTTGAAAACAAAGAGATAAAGGCAAAGACGTTTTTATTCGGAAACAGTTATTCTACTATGTGTTATGATTCCTTGAACAAGGAATATATTCTTGCAGGAAATTATTCTGTTGTAAAAACAAAAGATTTCAAATATTTTGATGTATATAAAATTAATTATTCTATTCAAAATATTTATTATTTTACAACAAATAAATTCGTTGCAACAGATGGAAGCGGAAACGTTCTTTACAGTTATAATGCAATTGATTGGTTTGAAGCTAATATTTCATATAACTTGATAGATGTATTTTATGTTGATGAAAAATATTACAGTTATGCAATCAGTGGAAACAATACTTTAATTTTTGAAAGCACAAATGCAGAAGAATGGACTACAACAACTGTTTCTGATATTAAATTAAAAAGCATAGCTTATTCTGAAGAGCTTGAAGCATTTTTTGGTGTAACAACTAACGAAATATATTCAAGTGAAGATTTTATACAGTGGACTTTAGAACAGACATTTAGTGCATATTACGATTTGCAGAAAATTTATTATGTAAAAAAAGCAAATCTTGTAATCGTTGCAAATGAGATTTCATATTCATCAGGTTCAGAACGCAGATATTTGAAATGTTTATATAGTGCAAATGGAACAACTTGGTTAAATGCAACTATGGGTGAAAATTATATTGCTTCGGGAAGTAGTTCTATTATTGCAGGAAATAGAAGCCGTGGTTTTTATGTAATAAACGGATATAATATATATAATAGTATTACGGGGGAATCGTGGGAAAAAGTAGGAACTAGAAGTAGTTTAACAAATAAAATTATAATGGTTGATTCTCTTGGTGATTTTGTAATTATCGGGTCAGGTTATTTAGAAACCCTGCTTACAGAGCAAATAAAATTATTATCGATTTCAGCGATTAAAGATATTGCATATTCAAAAAAATTAAATAGATATGTAATGATAACATCTAGCACTATTTATGTTAGCAATAACAAAGTTATCTGGAATAGCGTTGCACAAAAAAGTAACTTGTTACAAATATTATATGTTGAAGAATTCGGGAAGTTCTTTTTAACTTGTATTTCTAATTCAATCTATTATACAAGTGAAGATGGAATTGAATGGGTTGAACATAATACAATGGCTGGTGTGTATCAAGCAAATCAAATTAAATACATTCCAGAATTAAAAAAATTATTTATTGTTGGCAGGGCAACATCTTCAACATACGGAAAAATTGCTTATACTTCGGACGGCATTAATTGGTCTTATGGTTCAACAACAGACATTCCAACAACTCCATTCAAAGAAATTTATTCAATTGCTTATTCAGCAGAAGAAAAACGATTAATTGCAGTTGGATATGGAGATTATTCAAGTACAACATATTATAGTGACGATGGTGGACATAAATGGGATTATAGAGTACAGGCAAGGGGAGATTGTCTTTATTATTCAAAATATCTAAAAAAAGTATTTTCCAAAAGTGCATATACAGTCGATGGGCTTATGTGGATAAATACAAATAATCTTAATTTAGATAAAATGTGTTTTGCTGAAGATTTGGCAATATTTATTGGTATAAAAGGAACTAACTGTTATATCAGTTATAATTGTCAAGAATGGCGATTGTTGAATTTGAAACTTAAAAGCGAAGTTGAATTTGAAGATATACGATATATTCAATCCGATAATACATTTTATTTAATTGGTCGAATTCCAACAATAAATTATTATTATACTTACGTTGAGTTGAAATTGGAAAAAGGCGAAAATATAATAAATGAAATAAGCAATAAATCAGATATGACACTTGGATTGGAAGTTGGCGAAAATGAAATTAGAATAAGTTGCGAAGAAGGTTTTTTAATGGGAAAGATTTCTTATCGACAGAAATATATAGGGGTATAAAATGGCAGATTTTTTAATTGCAGTATTTGGCGGAATTATTCTTGAAGCAATTATAATTTTATTTTTTATTATAATTTGCCACGGCATAGATTAAGGAGATAGCATAAATGAGTTATAAAGAAAAACCAATTATTAAATTATACAAATACGATTATAACTCTTTTAATTTGATTGCACAGATTGACGATTACGCAGAAGCAAGTTTCGAACGCAATCTGTATTCTGCGGGAACGTTTACAATCACAATCAATTATAATATTCCTAATGCCTTATTATTTCAGCGTGGCTTGTTTGTACAGTTTGGAAATGACAAATATGATTTTGGCGAAATCTATATTGTGCAGGATTCAATCGGTGCAGATGGAAAAGGTTCACAGGTTCGCACAATCACGGGTTATGATGCCAGATATATTTTCAAACGAAGGGTTATAAGAAATACTAATTCAAACGGCTTGTGGGTAATGACTGCGAAGGGCGAATTGTGCTTGCGTAATCTGATTAAAGACCAATGCGGAAGCGGTGCAGACGTAAGAAGGCAATTACCTGTTATTAATGTTATTCCAGAAACAGAAAATGCAATCGGCAAGGAATATTCTGTTTCCGAACAGTTTACAAATCTTTATGAAGTCTGCAAAACTATTTCGACACAATCCGAAATCGGGTGGCGAATAGCTTTTGAAAATGGGGAATTGGTTCTTGAAGTTTATGCAGGTGAAGATAAAAGCGAAACAGTAAAGTTTGACACAAGTTATGATTCATTATCAAATGGTAATTTTTCCGACAGTTACGAAAGTTTTTCTAACGTAATATATATTGGCGGAAAGGGACAGAATGACGAAAGAGATATATATGAAACCGCAGACGTTCAACCAATCCTTCTTGCCGTTGATGATGAAACAGTATTTGTTGATGAACAGGGGGCTTTAATTGCAGTTTCAAACGAAGGAAATGAAGGTTTTAATAGGTTTGAAAGTTTCGATAATCAATCACAAATGACAACCGAAGAAGAATATGAAACAGAAGCAATTGCAATGCTTACACAATATGGACAGACAGTACAGGTGGAAGGAAACGGACTTGCGAAATGTCCTTATATTTACAAAGAACAATATAACGTTGGCGATTGGATAACTATTGCATTCAGCAGAAAATCTGCCGTGGTCCAGATCCTATCAATTACGGAACATTGGGCTTGGGGTTCTTATGATTTGGAATTCAGTTTCGGAAAACCGCAGAATAATTTAGCCGAACAGTTGATGTTGATGTTGCGAAAAATTCAGTCTGCAAGTAATAAAACTAATTCGACAGAAAGCGTAAGGTGGTATACAATACCGACAGACGAAGAAATGCCGAAAGCTGATGTAACTTATAACACAATCGGTTTTACGGGAAACGTTGGAGAAGGTGCAACATTCAAATTGTATCTTGATAATGAAAGAACGGGTGCAAAGACATACCACGTTTATTTTAAGCAGTTATCGGGAAGCGGAAAATTGACATTGACAACGGGTGTTTCTGGTGCGGATAATCTGGAATTAGATGCGGGAACTTATGTAACTATTGTATATGTAGACGAAAACGGAAATATATATAAATATGTTTAAGGGGGAAATGAATGGAAACTAAGACCATAAATCAGTTATCTAATACTGCGACTGAATTGGATAACGATGATTATATTCCGATTTGGCAGGACGGAAAGACAAAAAAGATAACAGGAAAAAACTTCTTTAAGAATCAGCAGGCAAGCGGATTGGCTTTTGTAGGAACAAGGGCAGAATATGAAGTTGCGAAACTGATTCCCGAAGGACAGATTGGACACATACCAAGTAATTCACTTGTAAAAATAACCGATGAAAATTCTTATGTTGAAGCAGAAGAAAGGGGGAACTAATGAAAACTTTTACAACAAGCGGAACGGGAAATCAGCAGACACTTTCACCGATTGAAACTGATAAAATTCCCGTATACGATTCAGTAACAGACGCAGAAAGCGACCTTGCCAATCTTGCGGAAAATCAGATTATCGCCACGCACGACACAGGCTCGGAACTCTCTGCACCCGTAGACACCGTACAATCGGGCAATATGCACGCAGTTACAAGTAATGCAGTAGCAAATGAACTTAAAAGGGAATTGATAAGTAGCGGTACAACATCTTTAGGCGGTAACTATTATTTATACAAGTGCGGACATATCAGAGAGTTATACCTTGAAGGTTTTTCTGTTCCTAACGGATATGACGGAGACTTTCTGAATATAGGTATGGAGAACGCTCCAAGGTCTAAAATATATGCTATATGTGACAGTGGAAATGGTTCTATGGCTATTACAGGTTACTTTTCTGTAAGATTAAACAGTTCTGGCAACGTTTACACTTACGGATATAGTGCTTATCCTTCTGCTTTTGGTCATTTTATATGGACTGTTTAAATTAAGACGTACTAAAAAGGAGAAACACAAATGTTAGCAAAAGTAATCATAGAAAACGGAGTAAAGAAAATACAGGCACTTACCGCAGACACGGGAACAGGAGCACCCGTAGGCTCGTATCTCTATCTTGAAAAAAAGAGCAATCCGCAGGGCTATTTATACTGCGACGGCTCAACCTTTGACGAAACCGCATACCCTGCATTATATCAGTATTTAGGCACGAACGTACTTCCCGATTGGCGTGAACTTGGTGCAAAGGGAGCAGAAAAGAACACAACGCTTATTTTTGACAGTACGGAAACAGACCCTAGCACAGGGCAGGCAGGAACGCAAAACCACGATGTATTTACACAGGGCGAGTTTAAGGACGACCAATTACAAGAGCATAAACACGGCTTGAGATTGTTCACAGCAGAGGCAGGTTCGAGTGCTAATTTACCCGATTACACCACAAACCCCGACGACACATCTACGGAAAGTAGATATACACTTAATGTAGCAAACGCCCGTGTTGGCACAGTTACCCGTGGCAAGAGTAGAGCCGTATTTATTTACATCAAAGCCACAAGCGGACTTACAGAAAATCAGCAGGAAAACGTCTTAAACACAATCAACGAAAACAACAGTTATTCTACGGAAGAACACCTGACGGGTAAAAAGTGGATTGACGGAAAGCCGATTTATAGAAAAGTAATTACAGGAACCGTAACAACTGCAATGACAGAAGTTGCTCACAATATTGCTAACATTGATACAATAATAAAAGAGCAGTGCATTATTAGTTATTCAAATGCTTTTTTGATAGCAGGTTTCTATATTGATTCAAGTTATTATACAAACGCATATGCAACAACTGCGAATGTAGTTGTTTCTGTCTCATACCCATATTTGAATTCACCTTTTAAATTTATTATTGAATATACCAAAACTACAGATTAGGAGTAAAAATGTTTAGGGAAGAAATAATAGCAATAATGATAATTGCAGGTGTATTGCTTTACACGCTTATTTGAATACACTAAGACAACGGACTAACTAAAAATATGGCAGGAATAATTTTATTTTGTAAATTATTTTTTATGGTAATCGGATTTTGCACGATTGTGTCAATTCCGATTACCTTAATTATGGCGGTTGTGTTTTCAATTAGAGATGTATTTTTTGACACGGGGAAAAAATAGTTTTATACTGTTTTCGGGGGATTGGCTTACAAGTCAAATTTTAAGTTGGGCATCGCAGTTCTGCAACAGAAAAGCGGGGTGGCAAAATGAATGATGAATTACAAGAAGCAAAGATTTCGGCTATGGAATGCGACATAAAGGAAATCAAACAGGACATTAAAGAAATGCCCGATTTGATTGTTAAAAAAGTTAACGAATCAGTTGATATGAAAATTAAGCTTGCGATTGCAGAAACAGAAAAAAAGTATATGGGGAAGTTTATTGCCCTGCTTATCGGATTGATTGGTGAAGGGGTAGGCTTAATTATTTCATTTATAAAATAGGGGGCTTAAATGAAAAATCCGCAGAGTTTGGCAGAAGAACTTTACAAGCATTTTCCGACACCAAAACTAAAAGCGATTAAAGATTATGCGTGTTGTGCGTTTTCTTTAATTTATTGGCTTGGCATTGATTGTTCAGATGTGGAAGCAGTAATGCTTGTTTCTGATTTGATGAAACATAATGCACTTGATGTAGATTGCACTGTTTATTGGGCGGAATGTATAAGACAACTTACAGGGCGGGAAATGGAAAGCCTTGAAAAAGTCCAGATAAAAGACCTAAAAAAAATCAAAGAAAAAACTATTGTAAAATTCAGTAATGGCGGTTATTCGCATTGGGTAGTTGCAGAGAACGGAAAAGTAGTTTTTAACTCATTGAAGTATTCAAAATGTGTTTCAGAAGGTAAACCGACAGAAGCAAGAATTATAAAAATTAAGGGGGTGAAATGATGGCAAGCGAAGCTAACGCAGAAGAAATCAAAGAAGAAAAAGGAATCAAGGCTAAAACAATTTCTTTAATCGGCAAAATCATAGGCGGAGCAATTATTTTAATCGGCTTCATTCTTAAAGCTTTTAATATCTGGGATTGCGAAGTCAATGATTTAATTAAAATCGGTTTTGCAGAAATGGCAGTGTTTGGAACTATCGACATAAACATTGCACTTGATAAATTCATCAAGAAGGGGGGAGAATGAATACCTTAACAGTCATTCTTGTATTTTTTGCAATTATTGTAATGTGCGGGGCGGTGATTTATGCTTTAATCAAAGACCGCATCAAGCAGAAAAAAGAAATACAGGAACTGAAAAACGAAATAAATTCTGCAAGGGAAAATGTAAAGCAGTTATCAGACTTTATCCGCAATTCTGATAAAATCCGCAAGGAAGAAAAAGAGATTGCAGAGAAAATCAAGGAAGCAAAGACCGATGAAGAAGTACACAATATTATTAATGATATTATTGCCCTTAATAATAACAGGGTGCAAAACGACTAAAGTTGAAAAAGAAATTATCCTGCCCCCGAAACCGCAAAGACAGGAATTGAAAGCCCCGCAGGACTTAAAAGATGTTGCAGATATTCTTAATTACTACGAGCATCTAGTTGAACAATGGGAAGAATGGGGTGATACTGTAACAATTTTGACAGAAGAAAAGAAATAAAGTAAAATAAAAATAATTCTACTCATATCTTGCCCCCTAGCTTGATTGAGTAATAAAAACTATTTTGTTTTCCCTTGCGTTCCAGAAGTGCAATGCTTCCGCAAGGGTTTTTTATGCAAAATCAAGAAAAAATTATTGTGAGTTGTTCGTGTAAATTTGCCCGCAAATGCCCCTAGGATTGCGTATAACGCATTTTCTAGCAATCAATCAAGTGCAGATACGATGACGTAAATTTCAAACGTTTTCGTGAAGGTGTTAAGGAAACAGATTTTTTTTGTTTACATAAATTAAAAAGTGCTATATAATGTCTGAGTGTTGGGAATTCATCACCCCCGATTAAATACAATGGCAGATTTGGAAAAGGTTTTTTTTCTATGTCTTAATATCCGCTTTTCTGCAATTGGGCGGTGTGGCTGATTACCGATTAGGACATAGGAAAAAAGCCTTTTTTATTTTCTGCAAGGAGAAAAACAAAATGAGTGAAACAAAACGTTTCTATTGGTTGAAGCTTCAGGAAGATTTTTTTGAAGACGACACAATTGATTTTATTGAAAGCCAGGAAAATGGCGAAAGATATTGCCTTTTCTATCTTAAACTTTGCTTGAAGGCTTTGAAGTCAGAGGGCAAGTTAATTCGTTATG